ATGCGGAAAAGAGTAAGAATGAATATGTACCAACAGATGTTCATTGGTCTGAAGTACCTGGAAGAGACTCCAAGTGGAAAGAGACTACGATTGCCAACACATCTGAGCAGCAGTTTAAGGTCGAGTTTGAATGTGAATTTCTAGGCTCGGTTGATACGCTTATTGCACCTAGCAAATTAAGAACTTTAATATATGATAATCCTATCCAAAGAAATGCTGGACTAGATGTTTATGAACCAGTAAAAGAAGATCATGATTATGTGATGACAGTCGATGTTGCCAGGGGAGTTGGAGAAGATTACTCTGCATTTGTATGCGTAGATATTACAGAATTTCCCCACAAAATTGTTGCCAAGTATAGGAACAATGATGTAAAACCAATGTTGTTCCCAAATATTATCTACGAGGTAGCAAAGAGTTATAATAGTGCATACATTTTATGTGAGGTAAATGATATCGGAGATCAAGTTGCTAGTATTCTGCAATATGATCTTGAGTATCAAAATCTATTAATGTGTTCTATGAGAGGTAGAGCAGGACAGATTGTTGGTCAGGGATTTTCTGGTAAAAAAACTCAATTAGGCGTAAAGATGTCTAAGACTGTCAAAAAGGTAGGATCACTTAATCTTAAAACTTTAATTGAAGAAGATAAACTTATTTTTAATGATTATGAGATTATCTCAGAACTAACAACCTTTATTTCAAAACATAATTCATTTGAAGCAGAAGAGGGATGTAATGATGACCTGGCAATGTGTCTTGTCATCTATGCTTGGTTAGTTCAAATGGATTACTTTAAGGAATTAACTGATCAAGATGTTCGTAAAAGATTATATGAAGAACAAAAAAATCAGATTGAACAGGATATGGCACCATTTGGATTTCTGAATGATGGCCTAGATGATGATACTTTTGTCGATGCTCAGGGTGATCGTTGGTCTAATGCTTCCGTTGGTGAATATGGTGATATGTCATACATGTGGGACTATCGCTAATGGATCTAGATGGACAGATAAAATTAGGACATCTACTTTTACAGGATAGAAAATGCAGATCTTGTAGAGAAACAAAAAACTTAGTGGAAGATTTTTATAGAACCAGAAAAGACAGAGGTGCAGTTGCATCTTCATATTCATATGAATGCAAAGAATGCACCATAAGAAGAATATTAGATAATAAAAAATGTAGCAACACATGGGAATATCCAGATTGGTAGTTCGCGTCGTGTTTCCCCTGTGAAAACCTAGGTTTTGATAAATATTTTCAGATAAACTGAGATCACGGAGAACTAAAACATGGCGACTCCTCAATTATCTCCTGGAGTACTGGTAAGGGAGGTTGACCTAACTGTAGGGAGAGCTGATAATGTACTTGATAATATTGGTGCCATTGCTGGACCATTTGAAATTGGACCTGTAGAAGAAGTTACAAACATTACTAATGAGCAGGATCTCATTAGCGTGTTTGGAGAACCAAAAAATAGCGATGCTCAATATGAGTACTGGATGAGTGCATCATCTTATCTCTCATATGGTGGTGTTCTTAAGGTTGTTAGAGCAGATGACGATGACCTTAAGAGTGCTAACGCTGGTGTAGGTATTGCAAGCACTACTACACTAAAAATCAAGAACTATGACGATTATGTAAATAATGCGTCTGATACATCTGTTAACTTCCTATACGCTGCTAAGAACCCTGGTTCCTGGGCAAATAACCTTAAGGTTTGCTATATCGACGATTTTGCAGATCAAACTCTTGGAGTTAGCACTGCAAACCTTAGCAATGCAGGAGCTACGGTTGGTGCAGGTGTTACTGCAGCAATAAGTGGAGTTCTTCCAGGATCTGGTTCAACTTCAGTCTTTACTGGTTATGTAAAGGGTATCATTACTGGTGTTAACCAAGATGCAGATGGAGCATCTACCATTGATGTTAAAATCGTTTCTAGAGTCAGTTCTGCTGGAGCAGAGACTAGAATTGATTACGCAGAGGGAGATTCTTTCTCCTCATTCGGCACATCTAACCCACTGTTCTTTGTTAACTCTGTGGGAGTTAATACAGGAGCTCTTGGATCTCAAGCAACAGGCACCACTGCTGCATCCGCAGTTGACTGGTATGATCAGCAAACTTTAGGTCTTTCAAACTCCACTATTTTCTGGAGTACCCTTGCACCAAAACCTGGTACTAGCGTCTATGTAAGTGATAGACAAGGACATAACGATCAACTTCATATCGCTGTTGTTGATGACAATGGAGATGTAACTGGAATTAGGGGTAATATCCTTGAGAAGCATATCGATCTTTCTAAAGCAAGTGATGCTGTTTCCAATGTTAATGCACCTCAAAGGACCTACTATAAAGATTACCTCCGTGATCTTTCTGCAAACATCTATGCTGGAGCAGATCCTCTAGCAGCAGCTGATGCTTTCCATGGAACAACTCCTGCTGCAACAGGATTTACTGCATACACTGGAGTTAAGGCAGCATCCTTTGCACCTGAAACTGCTTCAACCAACCAATCTGGAACAGTCGCACAGGATAAGCAATTCCTTGCAATTGGTGCCAAAACTTACACCATCATGGGTGGTAATGACTATCAGACCTCTGGTGGAGATGGTTACAAGGCAGATCTTGGAAAACTAATTACTGCTTACGGATTATTTTCCAACAAAGATGAAGTTGAAGCAGACTTCATCATTATGGGTCCTGGTTGTACTACAGAAGCAGAATCGCAAGCAAAAGCAAACTTCATCATCTCTATTTCAGAGTCAAGAAAAGATTGCATGTCTTGCATCGGTGCTCACAGAGAAAATCTGGTTGCAGCAGCAGGCACACCTGGCGGTTCACTTCTGACCACAGAGCAGCAAACAACAAATCTTCTCAGATACTTTGGTCCTCTGACATCTTCATCTTACGCAACGTTTGATTCAGGATACAAATACACCTTTGATAGATTCAATAACAGGTTCGTCTATATTCCAACCAACGCTGATGTTGGCGGAATGATGGCAAGAACCGCACTTCTTGCTTTCCCATGGTTCTCGCCTGCAGGACAGCAAAGAGGTGTTCTAAACAATGCAGTCAAACTTGCTTATAACCCAAGCAAGGCACAAAGAGATCGTCTCTATCCTAAGAGAATTAACTCTTTCATTACTTCACCTGGTGCAGGTACATTCCTCTTCGGTGATAAGACTGCACTTGGATTCGCATCTGCGTTTGATAGAATCAATGTTCGCCGCTTGTTCCTCACTGTTGAGCAGGCACTGGAAAGAGCAGCACAGGCTCAACTGTTTGAACTGAACGACGATCTAACCAGAGCGAACTTCAGAAACATCGTTGATCCATACCTCCGTGATGTTCAGGCGAAGAGAGGACTCATTGACTATCTCGTTATTTGCGACGAGACTAATAATACTCCTGATGTGATCGATAACAATGAGTTTAGAGCAGACATCTTCCTGAAGCCTGCTAAGTCTATTAACTTCATCACCCTTACTTTCGTAGCAACGCGAACAGGCGTTTCTTTCTCGGAAGTAGCAGGTAGAGTTTGATCATTAATTATAAAACAAAGGAGGATTTCTAAAAATGTCAAACTTACGCACACTCTCAAAATTCCACAGCAAACTGCAGGGTGGTGGTGCAAGACCCAATCTATTTGAGGTTCAAATTCCTAACCTGCCAGATGCTGCAACTGGATCAACACCAAGTGCAGAATGGGGAACTGATGTTCAGGAGAACTTCAGTATACTTTGCAAGGCAGCAAACCTGCCTGCATCAAATATTGCTTCTATTGATGTTCCCTTCAGAGGTCGTACTCTGAAGGTTGCTGGAGATAGAACCATCGATAACTGGACTATTACTGTTATCAATGATGAAGACTTTGCAATCAGAAATGCTATGGAAGCATGGATGAACGGTATTGCTAGACTTAGCAATAATACTGGAGCAACAAAACCAGATACATATATGACTGATGCATATGTCTATCAACTTGGTAGAGGCTACTCTGGCAATAGACATAGTGGTAAAAATTCTGATACTGCCGATGGTACTAAAGTCACTCCCTTGAAGTCATACAGATTCATTGACATCTTCCCAGTTGCTGTTGCTGCAATCGACCTTTCTTATGACTCAAGTGATACTATTGAAGAATTCACTGTAGAATTCGCAGTTCAAAGTTTTGAATCAGTCTCTAGCGATCAAACTGGAGTTGATCTGAACTAATAAATAGAATTGATAAAGTTCTAATATAATAATGTCAAAATTGTTTGGGTTCTCGATTGAGGACAACGAACCACTCTCACCTTCAGCGGTCTCCCCCGTTCCTCCTAATAATGAGGACGGGGTTGACCACTACATGAGTAGTGGTTTTTTTGGTTCTTATGTAGATATTGAAGGAGTTTATAAAACTGAATTTGATCTTATTAAGAGATATCGTGAAATGGCACTACACCCTGAGTGTGATAGTGCTATTGAAGATATTGTAAATGAGGCAATTGTTTCAGATTCCAACGATAGCCCTGTAGAAATTGAACTTTCTAATCTTAATGCTAGTGACGGTATTAAGAAAACAATTAGACAAGAGTTTAAACATATTCTTGATTTATTGGACTTTGATAAGAAAGCTCACGAAATTTATCGTAACTGGTATATTGATGGAAGACTTTATTATCACAAAATTATCGATCTAAAGAATCCTGAAGAGGGTCTTCAAGAACTTCGTTATATTGACGCAATGAAAATGCGTTATGTAAGAAAGCAAAAGAAGAACAAGAAAGCAGAATTAAATAAACTCAATCCTCTGAAAAATGATCCGATGGATTATGATTTTCCAGAGTTAGAAGAGTTCTTTATTTACAATCCCAAAACAACTGGTACGGGTAATCCCATGCAGACCAGTACAAATGCAGGGATTAAGATGACTAAAGACTCAGTTGCATATTGCACTTCGGGTCTTGTAGATAGAAATAAGGGGTCAACTCTTTCATATCTTCACAAAGCAATTAAATCTCTCAATCAACTCAGAATGATTGAGGATAGTCTTGTTATTTACAGATTATCAAGAGCACCTGAGCGTAGAATTTTCTACATTGATGTTGGTAATCTACCAAAGATGAAAGCAGAACAATATCTGCGTGATGTAATGATGCGTTATCGCAACAAACTTGTTTATGATGCAAACACTGGAGAGATTCGTGATGACAAAAAATACATGGCGATGCTTGAGGATTTCTGGCTTCCTAGAAGAGAGGGAGGACGTGGTACTGAAATTTCTACTCTTCCTGGAGGTCAAAACCTTGGCGAAATTACAGACATTGAGTACTTTAAGAAAAAGTTATACAGATCACTCAACGTCCCCCCGTCTAGAATGGATGGCGAAGGCGGATTTAATCTCGGTAGATCCTCCGAAATCCTCAGAGACGAACTGAAGTTTACTAAGTTTGTTGGTCGTTTGAGAAAGCGTTTTTCTCAAATGTTCAATGACATGTTGAGAACTCAATTACTCTTAAAAAATATAATTACTCCAGAAGACTGGGAGGTAATGAGTGAGCATATTCAATATGATTTCCTGTATGACAATCATTTCTCAGAACTGAAAGAAGCAGAACTGATGAATGAAAGACTGTCATTGGCAGCAACTGCAGAAGCTTATGTTGGTAAATACTATTCTCAGGACTATGTTCGCCGTAAGATTCTGCGTCAAACTGATATTGAAATTCTTGAGCAGGATAAACTGATTGAAAATGAAATTAAAAAAGGTATCATTCCTGATCCAGCAACAATTGATCCTGCAACTGGACAACCACTAGATACAGGGGCAGGTGGAGACTTAGGGGCACCAGTAATGGAACCTGAGATCGATGGGTCTCCAACAGAAGCACCAGAACTACCTAAGGGTGGTGAAATATAAATAAAATTAACCTTTTTGTAACATGGAAAACATGGACGAACTTTTAGATATGATGATTACTGACGAATCACCATCACAAATTAGTGATAAAATCAAGGATATGCTGTATTCAAAATCAGCATCAAGAGTGGATGCAACTCGTTCATCTGTGGGAAATGCACTCTTCAATGGGCAACCAGAAGAGGTTTCTGATGATGAAGTAGAGACCAGTGATGGTGTTTAATATAAATAAATTATACTGAAAGTTAGGAAAGATGAAAATCTTAGGAACTGCTGCTGCATTATCCGGAACAACACAATTTAAAACATCAACTGCTGTTTGGGTTGCAAACACCGATGCTACCACAAACAAAACAGTAACTCTCCGTAATACGGATGACGATGCTAATTTGGGTACATTGGTTGTTCCAGCAGCTAGTGGAGTTGTTATTCATTTAAACATCGGTGAAGGATTGCGTGGCGTCGCCGCACTTATGGCAACTCAAATAGATGCAAATTCAGGTAGATAAAAATGAAACTAATCAGAGAAGAAATCGAATCAGTTAAGTATCTTGTAGAGACTACTAAGTCTGGCAAGAAATCACTGTATATCGAAGGAGTATTTCTCCAGGGAAACATCAAAAACCGTAATGGTCGTATGTATCCTATGGAAACTCTTCGTAAGGAAGTTTCTCGTTATAATGAGTCGAATGTTCAGTCTGGCAGAGCACTCGGTGAACTTGGTCACCCCGATGGTCCTACCGTGAATCTCGACAGAGTTTCTCACAAAATTGTTTCTCTTAGAGAAAGTGGTGATAACTTCATCGGCAAAGCAAAGATTCTAAGCACCCCAATGGGTAAAATTGCATCTGCTTTGGTAGAGGATGGCGTAAAACTCGGCGTTTCTTCTCGCGGTATTGGTTCACTTAGAACTACCAAAGAGGGTGTCAATATCGTAGGTGACGACTTCATGTTAGCGACTGCTGCTGATATCGTTGCTGATCCTTCTGCTCCTGATGCATTTGTTGAAGGAATTATGGAAGGAAAAGAGTGGATTTGGGACGGTGGAATTCTGCGCGAAAAATACGCAGAACAAACTAAAAAACAAATTAATACACTCGTTGATCAGAAAAAATTAGAAGAACATAAGTTGGAGTTATGGGATAACTTCCTTTCTAATCTTTAATTTTATAAATAAATATAGTTTTTAATACCCGGCAATAACGGAGAGTTCAAATGTCTCGTGGAGATTTACAAGAAATGGAAGTAAAGACACAGCAATCCAAAACTGCTGTCAACGCTGGAGCATCAGCTCCTGACCCAATGCCTACGATGGCAGATCCAGGCACTCAACTTGCTAGCGTCGAAGATCTCGGTGGTCCTACCCCTGAGAACTATAAGACCGACGATGATTCCGCTAAGTTAAAGACACCTGGTGGAACTCTCAAGCAAGT